GGAATTGGAATTAAAAAAGGTTAACATCCTTGTATCATTAATTTATGACAGCATGAAGCTGTATGGATATGATGACAAGAAGAACCTTAGATCTAAGGGTATAGAGCATATTAAAATAAATCAAGCTAATACTCGTATTGATCAGGTTAAACTGAAAGAAAGAATTCTACAGTTTGTTAGGAAAAATGGAGTTGATTCTTGGAAAGATTTTTACAAGTACAAAATCAATGCATTTTTTAGTTACGTGATGGAACAAGATATTCCACCCGTGCCAAAGGGACTCGGTGAGTTCCCTGATCTGGTAGATCCGTCCTTTTTATGTTATGGACGTGGTAAGAGGTTTTTGAGGCTTTTAAGACTTGGAGATCCACTAAAATTTGAATCATTTGCCCAAACTATTGCTCAAAGCAAAAAGGGTGCTCCACCAGTCCGTCCTGAGATGGTAGTGGAAGCGGAAAAGAAGTCATTTATTCATTTGACATCTGAAAGACCCGATATTCCTGATTTTGTAATAAATGATGGAGTCTTTGATCACCATATTAACAGGCATACTGCTTGTTATCAACTTCGCAGAACCGTAAGAGAAATCTTTGGTAAGAAGGTACCCCTTTGGAGTGAACTTTCCAAACCGTTTGTGCCTTCGACAAATTCCCAATATAATTATAGTAGAGGGAACTGTGGTGGAGTTGGAGCTTTTCTTGAGAATGAAAAACTTAAGGAGATTTGTAATGAGTTTCGTGTCCCTGAGGACAGACCTCTTTGTGACCCTATGTCTAATAAACATAGTCGTTCACTCTTATTTCCTTTGAAGTCTTCTCTTGTAAAAAAGTCTTTAGGCCCAATGACCCTTAGTGGTGAGCTTACTGAACTTTATGGAAAAGCTGGAGTTGAAGACCAAGAGAGAATTGATGACGATCCTGAGAACGTTGTTATCAAGGATACGATTGGACTTCACTTCGATGGTGAAGCGCTTTGTAAACTGTGGAGTGATAGGATTTATCCTACTCTAATTTCTGAGGCTCTCGTGGAACCTGCACATACAGTAATAATTGGATTACTCGAACCTTTAAAAGTTCGACCAATTACTGCAGGTCCTGCCCTTGCTCAAGCTGCTCTCAAACCAATGCAAAAATGGTTGTGGGGGGTCCTTAAAGACGAAAGTTGTTTCCAATTGATTGGAAAAACTGTTTCTGTTGATATTGTTAAACAACAATTAGGCAGACTCGGAGAGGACGAAGAATTTAATTCTGGCGATTATAAAGCTAGTACAGATAATCTTCACAGTTGGGTATCGGAATGTCTACTAGATGAACTTGTTCAGATATGGAAAGAACAT